TGTGTGTTGTATAAAGGAAACGAACTGCGTGTGTTCTTATATAGGTTGCATCAAGGTGTCTGTGATAAAATATCAAAGGTTGCAAACGAATTTGAGATGAAAGTACAGCATTACAAGATCACAAAAGAGCGGTTGGACTATCCACCTTGCAGCCCTGTGGATGCTGCAAAACTTTATAGCAACACTACGACAGCTGAATTACAGCTAGACGATTCTATTAACAAAACGTGTGAACACATTGTTAATGTGAAGTCGGAAATATCCGAATTGAATAAAGTCATCAGGGAGAAAGAAAAAACTCTTGCTGATTATTATTTAACTTTGCAAAAAAAAATGGGGAAACACGAGTCTGCAACAAATGGCCGTTATTACTTGAAGTGGACTACTCGACATTACAAAGCACAGCCAGAGCGTTTTAAGCGTTCTACCACAGTGACAGTGAAGGAGTTGATGTAATGACTGAAGAGTTTAATGAATTAAAAAAGTCAGCAGTAAACGCTTGCCATAGAGCAATAAAAACTGGTAGCAAAGCTGATGTAGAGGAAGCCCTTGATTATTGGATGTCAACTTGTTTTGAGTTTTTAAAAGTAACAACTCAGCAATATGTTGATCAAGAACTAGACAAAAGGGAAAAAGACGATGGCGACAAATAGTTTAGTTGATACAAATAATTTAGAAAGTGCGCTTGTGTTTTGTGAAAAGATTGCTGGTACTTCTCTTGTGCCACAAAACTTTCGTGGCAAACCGAATGATATTTTGGTTGCCATCCAAATGGGCAAAGAAGTAGGATTAGAACCTATGCAATCTTTGCAAAGCATTAGTGTTATTAATGGTAAACCAGCCATGTATGGTGACAGCTTACTTGCGTTATGTAGAAAGCATCCTGATTTTGAGGATATGATTGAAGTAGGTGATGATAAAAAAGCAACCTGTACCATCAAGCGCAAAGGTCAAACACCTGTGGAAAAAACTTTTACGATTGAGCAAGCGCAACGTGCTGGATTAGTAAGTCGTTCTCCGGTGTGGCGGTCATACCCTGAAAGAATGCTACAAATGCGTGCCAGAGGTTTCGCTTTGAGAGATGCTTTTCCTGATGCACTAGGCGGTTTGATTAGTAATGAAGAAGCGATGGATTACCCACCGCAAAAAGAAAAAGACATTACACCGCAAAAGCCTGTGCAAACGCTCGACCAACTTGCAAGTCAACCAGTGCAAGGAGCTGAACCAGTTGTTGAGAAAACTGAAGAAAAAATTTATAAAACTACATTCTCAACTGTAGACACGTGTACTGAATATGACACTACAGAAGCAGCAAGTCAGCAGTATTTAAAGTATGAGCGTATCATTTCACAAAGCGCAAAGCTAAGTGATGAACAGAAAAAAGAAAAACTAGAAAACCTGGCTAGTCTTAATTCTGATCTTGTGGAATATCTAAAAACAAAGAACGCTCCACCTGTCTCCGCTTAATCAATCCAGGTAACTTCCGACCAGCTGCCCAAACCCATCTGAGCAGTTGGTCACCACTTTCTTCCCAATCTTCTTTATTAATACAACGCCTCAATGTGCTTTGCTTTAGTCTGCCAACACCTAGATTAAAACTAAAGTCTGCAATTGCAGCAAGTTTGTTTGGCGGTTGCGTTAATAAAATAGGGCAGAGTCGTGCAGTTGCATTAATAAAGTATTCCACTTCATGGCCCAGCATTAACTCAGCTACTTCTTCACTTATGTTTTGATCACTCATTTGTACCTTCACGCCATTAGGATGCTTAGTAGAACCATAACCAATAGTTGGTATACCAGCTGGGCATTTGTAAGGTTCTAAACGCAAACCCTCGAACCGTCTGCACAACTTCTTTGTAATCTGTATTGCTTCTCTTGTATGATTATTCATTTCTTTATCGAGCGACTAACAAACCAAAAACCAATAATGGAAGATAAAAGTGCATGGTCAGCTGCACCGAAATCGTATGGGTTTTGTATACGACAAAACATATACAAGCCAACAACACTAAAGGTAACAACTGGTCGCACTAAACTAGATACACTTGCCACCCACTTATAACTATTTTTATCAGTTGCTGCTTGTTGTTTGAATGCCTCACCCATTGTCTGTATTTGGGCAACATCTGTCATGCCACGTATCTCTTCGAGTCTGCCTTGTTGATTAATTTTTTCAAACTCCAGTTGCTTATCTTGCATCGAGAGTTCGTGAGTTCGTTCATTTTTACGATCGAAATGTTTTAATATTTCTGGCGTAAGTCGTAACGCACCACCTAGTAAACCACCGAAAACTGTCTCTAACATTATTTACTTGCCTCCACTATAGAGTTATACAAAAACCAACATAGAAAAAATAAAATTAGTAATAAAAATCCAATAGCTGTTCCCATTTTTGTATTGTATAAAAACTGCTTACGCCTTCTTATTGCTGCAAATTCTTCTTTTTCTTTCTTTGCTCTTAGTTCTTCCCTTAACTTCCGAAAGCGAATCCAACCTGATCGACCCCCCCATTCTGCGGTCCAATTGGCACTGAAAAACTGATAGAGTTCTTTTTCATGTTGTCTTATTTTTTCTTCCATGATGATAATATCGAACGCTTGATCAGTTGCACTTTTTGCTTTGTTTACCGCTTTCTTTAATTTTGTTTTGCCAAATTGTTTTTCCTGACGCACATGTTCACGACAATCTTCAATTGCATTTGCATATTTTTTAAGAGAAGCCCATAACGCCTCAGAGTCATTGACACATTTCCTTATTGTTCCGATGGTTGCCCCAGCCACTGTTATAGCTGTGATAGGGTCAAGCACGCTATTTCCTTTTTAGTTTTTTAATTAAGTTTTGTACTGTCTTTGTTTCCCAAATTCGTATACTTGTCCATACAATTGTGAAGATTGCAGCAAGGGCTGGCAGAACATCTACTAATGTTCCGACAACTGTTGCGAAAGATAAAGCATCAGTGGCTAGTTTTGCTTGCTCGTTCATTTTGTATACGTTTAATTTCTAATTCTAATAAAATTTTCTCAAACTCTTCCTTTGATATTGTTGTATCAGTATCTTGTTTGAGTGAGTAAACAAAAGGATTATTATTAGTGTTCATCTTGTTTACATTTCAACTAAAGACCAGCCCTTTGTATTATCAGCTTGGTATTCTTGTTCGTCCCAAAAGTAAATTTTATTTTCTGCAATTTCTTGTTCCGTTAATTCTGGTACTGGTAGCGGTGCTTCCCATTCTTTATCAGAATTAATTGTCCAACTTGCAAAGGGTTGTGGTTGCATAAACGCATCAATATCTGCATGATATTTGTAACCACGGGTTGGGTATCGTTTTCTAATGTTTCCGTTATAACTTGCTTGCTTCCAATTACTATGACCATATAAACTTGTTAAAAACGCAACTCCTAACGCTTCAACTTCATCGCCATTTTCATCTGTAATTTTATCGTTATCTAAAACATGTACTCTTAAAACAATATTGTTATCATCTAATTTTGCAAAATGTGCCATTAAATATTACTCCAAATATTCAATAATAATAATTCCAGAACCACCATTTCCGGCAGTACCACTATGTTTTGAACCACCGCCACCGGAGCCTGTATTAACCGCACCAGCACCACCATCGTTGCCATCGGCTTTACCAGCCCCACCGCCACCAGAGCCGCCAGTTCCAGCGGAGCCATCACCAGCCCCTCCGCCTCCTCCAGCACGAGTAACAGCAGAAACTAATGTAATTGAACCTAAAGCATCTGAGCCATCTCCTCCATTCCCACCAGTATTAGCTGAAGCTGCTTGACCAACGCCACTAGCACCTCCACCTCCACCACCTAGAGTATCACCAGTACCAGAAGAAGAATCACCACCATCATTACCTTGCGATGGTGTTGTGTTTGGTGTATTTCCAGCACCTCCAGTATTATTTGAGCCACCGCCACCAGAACCTCCATCGACTCCAGTTCGTCCAGCAAACGAACCACCTCCACCTCCTCCGGCAGATGTGATTAAACCAGCAATTTCTGAATCTTCTCCACTGTCGCCCAATGTACAAACTCCAAATGTAGTACCACTACAAGCACTACTAGGGCCTGTGCCACCAGAACCAATAGTAATAGTGTATTGTTGACCAGGTGTTACAGCGACAGTTCCATATCTATAACCGCCAGCACCTCCACCTCCACCTCGTCCTCCACCACCAGAACCGCCTCCACCAATAACTAAATAATGAATTTGAGTTGTTGTAGATGGAGCAGTCCATGTATCATCTCCAGTAAAAGTTTGTGAAGTAAGTGTTCCAGCTGTTTTAACATTTGAAAATAATAATTGATGGATTCCGGTCATTAGGTTACGTTTCCTGTAAGTACAGCATAAGATGCTGATAAAAATAAAATAGAAGCAACGCCATTTGCTCCGATAGTAGCAGTAGCAGTTGCACTTGCGCCTTCTGCAACAAACATATTGGTTATTCCACTCGATACAGTAGCGGTAGCCCCTTTTGTAGAAATTATGGAAACAATATCTCCTTTATCAAAAACAGAAGCAGGCACAGTAAAGTTTACGTTTGCACTATTAAAGACAACATGATTCCCAGCATCGCCAATAGCCAATGTGTACGCATCACTTTTAATAGAACCTGACAGCGGTATGTCTCTTAAATCACCGTCTTGGTCTGATACTGTAGAATTAAATGTTGTTGCATCACCAAAAGTTTTATTTGTAAGCGTTGCTGTTCCAGCCGCAGTTATATCACCTTGGTCACCTTTGCTTGCAAACGTCTGAAAGGCAGAACTGTTATCTATACCTCTGTTTACGTTTCCATCAAATGTTGACAAGAATGTATTACCGCTTCCATCAGTTACTAAGTCTCCAAAATTATATGTTACTGTTGCCGTATATTCGCCAGCTGCACCCAACGATGCAACGTTAACTGTTGTATCTTCAAAGACACTTGCAATAGCAACTAAACCTGATTGGCTGGCGCTGGCCTTGATGGAATCGTTTCCATTTAAATTTATTGGTTTGCTAAACGTGAAAGTAGAATTACCGCTTACAGTAGTTGTTAAAAACGATACGTCTGCACTCGCAGAAGAATCTGTATAAGTAAAACTAATATTGATATTAGAACCAGTTGTATTACCTATTTGTAATCCATGCACTGCTCCTTCTTTATTGCTAGGCATGGTGACTAACGTGGTCTGTGCCGTGCCTACTGTTATGGGTGAGCCTTTTAGTGCCATTGTAAAATCTCCTATAAATTAAGAAAACACCAGCGACATAGCAACTGCACGGCCTTTCGGTTCGTAGCTATTGTCAGTGATTCCTGTGATTGCACTCGTTCCTAAACCAACTGCTAAATCAGCAGTCTCTAAATTAATATGTCCTGTTCTGCTCTCGAAACTTAGAACGCC